GCACGACGATTTTCGCCTGCTTATCGGTCGTCAGGACCGGCAATTTTACATCGTGCTGACCGTCATGCTCGCAGGTTTTGCTGGCATGCTCGGCACGATGGCTCACGGCTTTAAATGGATCTGAGCGATGAGCGACGAAACCACAATCAGCGTCACCGAGCGGCTGCTGCGCGAGATCCAGCGCGAGCTGGCCGATATGCGCGACGACCGCACGGTAATGATATCGATGCTCGAGCGGCACGATACGTCGATCACCGGCATCGGCACCGAATTGCGTGCTCTGCGCAGCCAGTTCGACCGCTTCCGCATCGAGGTCCGCGAAGACTTGCGTGCCATCCGCACGTTGCTGGAAGGGCGCTGAGCGATGACACTCATCGGCATAGCTGCTATCGGCTTCTTGTTGCTCGCGACCATCGGCGCTCGCGGCCTGATCGTGCTTTTCCTGATTGTCGGCACGATCGTAGTAATCATCGCCGGGCGCTCGCCGCTCTTTGATGCCCCGCCCCCGCCTTTGACTGAGGCGCAACGGATTGAAAAGATGAACACTCCCTGTAGCGCAGTGGCGGCGCTCCCCCCGGAAGAGCAGGCGATCCTTCATGGTGCTCCCTGTCATTGAGCACCCGCCGGCTGCAGCCTCGGCGTCAGCAATGCGTTGCCGACAGCACCGCCGGCAACCCGCGCCGTCAGCGGGTTGAGGCCGCGCTGCACCGCAGCGAGCGGCGTTATGCCGAGGCCCGGCCCATAACGCAGAGCTCGCCCGAGCAACGCCGGTATGACCGGCATGGCGGCAGCGGCAGCCGCGACATGCGGCATCCCGGCAAATAATGATCCACCTGCCGCACCTGCAGCGCCGACGCCTTCAACGAGTCCGGTCAGGATCTTCTGGCGCAGCAGCCGCTCCGCGGTGCCGCTCGACGGTAGCCCCGTCAGAGGACCAGCGAGCAGGCGCGACAGGTCCTGCATGTTGTAGCCGCTGCCCGTCTGCGTCATGTCGAACTGGTTCTGGATCGCGTTCTTCAGAGCCGGCAGGCTCATCTCTTCGCTGCCCCCCGGTACCTTGTCCATCGACGGGCGCACGGTCTGTAGCACCTTCCACTGGTAGCGGGCGTTGGAGAGGTCATCGAGCGCCTGTTGCGTCGTCGCGTTGCCATTGTTGGCAGCGGTGTCGAGGAGCGCGGTTTTGATCCCCTGGCCGACCGCGCGGACTTCCTGCTTTGAGCTGCCGAGCGCGGTGTCGATCGGGCCGCCGCGAGCGAGAAACTTGGCGAGCTGATCGCCGGGAATGACGCCGCCGTTGTTGATCGCCAGGTTCTGCAACTGGGTCGAGAGACTGCGAAACGTCTGCGCCTGCTCGGTCCCGGGACCGGCCTGCGTTGCGGCATTCTCGACAATCGACAGAGGTTTCCAGAGCGGCTGTTCGGGCACGTCAATTTTCTGCGCGGCGCTCTCTATCGCGTTGCCAATGCGATCCTCGGCCTGGTTGAGGAGCGGCGTCGTAATGTGGCTGACCTCGCCCGGCTGACCCATTTCCTTCCACACCGTGTTGGCGATCTGCTGGCGTTGGGTCTGGGCAAAAGGCCCGGCGCCCGATCCAGGGAAAGGTGCTGTCGTGTCCTCGACCCACCGCGCCGTGGCGTTTCCGGTCTGCCCGGTCGAGAGGTCGATGCCGAGCCGTTTGGCGATGGCCTGGGCTGCGGTGTCGCCCGCGCCGAGAAGCGCGCGCCGGGCGAGTGTGCCCCCAGCACCGAGCGCTGCGCCGCCCCCAGCACCCAGCGCGAAATCGCGCCCCCAATCGGCAGGCGTCGCGCCGCCCGAGGTTGCCGCGTTGGCCGCACCGCCTGCACCGCCCCATTCGAGCGCGGGCGCCGCGTAGCGTCCAACAACCGGGAGCGCCTCACCCGCTGCGCCGAGCGCACGAGCAGGCAGCACAACGGGCGCCGTCGCCAGGAGATTGCCGGCGAGCCGGCCCCCGGCAGCCCACCAATCGGGGCCGTATTGCTCCTGGTAAGCCTTACTCGCCGCCGCATCCGCGGCATCGTTCTGCCCTGGCGTATAGCCGATCGCTTTATCGAGCGAGGCATATCCGGGCAGGTTCTTGGCGAGGTAGGCATCCACATGGTTGAGCGTGGTGCCGACATCGCGCACGCCCTGATTGGCACCCGCACCGAGCGACTGCAGCCAGGGTTGGCCCAAGAGGTTGTTGTCGGGCGGCTGCGGGATCGACGGGTCGGCCATGGCTGCCAAGGGCGCCGTAATATTGCGCCCCCACCAGGTCGGCGGCACCGGAGCCGGCGGAGGCGGCTGCGTGGCAGGCCGGGCGGTCGAAATGATCTGCTGCTCGCCGGGCGGCAGCGCACTGGTGTCCGGTGCTGCTGTGGCAGGCGCTGTCGCGGGAAGGGGCTTGCCGGAAATGATCGCCTGCTCTTCCGCAGGCAAACTATTCAGATCCGGAGCTGTAGCGGAAGCCATGACGGCTGGCCCTTTTGACGAGAGGTTTTCGCTTGCAGCGGCATGCTGCTCCCGGCTGCCGGCGACATTGGAAACGGCAGGGTAATCGGCCACAGATGGCGGCGGGTTGAAGTTGGCGTTGCGCTGACCGGGAGGCGGTGTGACATCGGGGTTAAACCCGCTCTGTGGCGCCGCCGCCGTTGTCACCTTGGTTTCCTGCGTCCCCGTCCCCGACGCGATCGGCGGCGAAACCGAGTGGTAGGCATCGATAATCTTTTTCCCATAAGCAGCCCCGCCACCGCCGCTGTAGTGGTCGAGCGCGGCATCGATGTTGCCGTATTTGGTGAGCAGCTCGGAGAGATACGCCGCGCCGCCGTAGACCGAGGACACCGGGTCGGTCGGTAGGACGCCCTGTTCCTGCGCGGTCGAGGGGATAAATTGCATTAGCCCGGTCGCGCCCGAGGCACGGTTATACGCCTGCGGATTGCCGCTGCTCTCAACCGATATGATCGATTTCAGAAGCTGCGGATCGACGTTGTATTGGTTGGCGGCTGCGACAATCAGCGAATCGTAATCGTTAAGCGCCATCTCACGGTCCCGCTGGAGCAGGTGCTGGTGTTGCGGCAGGTGCGGTTCCCCCGACCTTCAGCCAGGGATAGAGCTTCATGGCTTCACTGCGCGAGGCGACGAACTTCTGCTTATCGCTGTTCGAGAGACCCGAATAGTATTCGCCATACTGTTGCCGCGTCATCTGATCGACCGAATAGGCGACTGGGTCCTGGGTCGAAAGCCATTTGCGCGTCTTGATGTTGTATTGCCCCGAGTTCTGCGCAGCCGTGCTTTCGTCCGGGAACTGGCTATGGAAATAATCGACGCCTGCAGCGCGCAGCCGCTCGTAGCCGACTGCCTTGGCGAGCAGATCCTCCATCGCGCCGCGCCCCTGCCCGATATGCGGGCTTGCCGCCGCCGCCTCGGTCGAAGCGAGATCCGAGCGGTTGGCGCCCGGCAGGTTGCGCATGTAGCCCGCGAGGTATTTGCCCAGTTCCTGGTAGGCGTTGGCGTTGTTGATGTCGCCGATCGGCAGCTTAAAGGCATGGGCAAGCTGCGTCAGTTGGTTCAACTCGTCCTGCCCGACCGTCTGCATATTCGGGTTGGCCCGCAGCACCGAGAGAGCGCTTTCCAGCGGACCAACACGGGTGCCGAGAGTTCCCTGCATATCAAGGTCTCGGCCATAGGCATCTTGGCCCGCCTTGACCGTCGCTGCGGGAAGCGCTGCCGTTGACGGCGGTGTCGGCTCGCCGGCGGGCGGAGCGATGGGAGGCGGCGCCGGTGGTGCCGGTCCTCGACCTCCGCCAGATGGCGATACGCCGCCGCCGGGCGCTGCGGGCGCGACCGGTGCGCGACCGGTCGTGACGCTGCCAACCGGCCCCGTAGTAGGGATTGAAGGTGCCGACCCAGGTGTCGGCATATTGCCGGCACCGTAGACGGCAAATGGGTTAATGCCCTGCTGAGCGAACCAATCCGCCTTGGTGCCCCCGCGGTGTTCAACGCCTTCCTTGTCGGTCCAATCGTAGGGCTCCGCAAGGTAACGCTGGAGTGCAAGCTGGTTTTCCGGGTTCAGCCCCTTGGGCAAATAGTCCGGGGCTGATCCTGCAGCAGCAGGCGCTGTGCGGATGATGCCCGGCCCCACATCCTGGTAACCCGCCTGCCCGCGCAGGTGGAGCTGCTCGAGCCCGGCGCCGGTCGCGAAGACGGCGCCGTTGATGAGGTTGCGGGCGTTGCCGCCCGGACCGAGCTGGTTGATCTGCTGCTCGAAATTGTCGAGCATTTCCGGGGTCGCGATATGCAGCGCCCGCGCCCGCTCGAGCAGCGCCGTCGCATCGCTCACACTGATCGGGCTCTTGCCGTCGCCGTAAAGCGGCCCCAAGAACCCGCTGATCGTCGAGAGCTGGTCCTGCGCCGCCCTGACGTTGGCCGATGTGGCTTGCCCCTGGGCGCCGTAGCCCTGACCCGCCTGCTGCATCGTCGCGCCCATGTTCCACGAGCCGGGTCCGCCCGCGACGAGGGCGTTGAACTTGCCCTGGTCGAAGCTGCCGTCCGGGCCGATCGACTGCCGGTAGGCGTCGCTGACCGCCTGGTTTGCCTGGAACTGCTTCAAGGCCGAAATGCCCTCGATGGTCTGCCCAAGCTGCTGCATCGGGTTGGGCGGATTGGCGAGACGGTTGACAAACTCGCCGAAACCCGGGCCGGGCGTGTAAGCGGGGCCTGCCATCAGCCGGTTCCTACGGTTGCGTCAGGGTTGTAGTAATAGCCCTGGGTATTGACCGCGTTGGCCTGGGCTGCGGTCAGCCCCGAATAGCCCGTGGGTTGCGTCACGCCGCCGAGCGTGCTGCCGCCCGAGCCGAGCAGCGCGGTCGTCAGCGCATTGCTGAATTGGTTGGAAGCGCCGGTGATCCCGGCGCCCTGCGCGGTCGCCGCGGCGCCCTGGGCGGCAGCAACGCCAGCAGCCCCGGAGAGCCCGCTCGAGGCGACATTGCCGCCGGTCGCGGTCGCCGCCTGGCCGACATTGGCGGCGGCGGCCTGCCCGGTCAGCACCTGGTTATAGAGCATGTTGTAGCGGTTTTGCTGGTTCGCCCAGTAGTTCGACAGGAACTGCCCGTAATTGCTGCTGGCGAGCCCCTGGACAAAACTTCCCATGCTCTTGAGGAGCGGGCCGGAACGCGCGCCCAGACCCTGCGCCGAGGCGGCGTTGTTGACCGCGTTCTCGCCCTGGGTCAGCGAGAACTGGTAGCCGGGCAACTGCGAGGGATCGGTGATGTTGGGGATCGAGCCGAGGCCGCCGGGCGAGCCGCTGCCGGCAAAACCCGGCGTGTTCATCTCGGTGACGAGATCCTGCATCCCCTCGAGGCCGTAGCCGACAAAGGGCGAGAGGTTCGCCTGGGTGATCTGGAAGTCCTGCTGCTCGGCAGCGATCGCCGCCTGTTCCGCCGCGGCCTCGGTGTTGGCGGCTGCCTGCTGCCCGCTCGCCGCCGTCGAGCCGCCGATGATGCTGCCGATCCCGCCGACGATGCCGCCGATCGCCGAGGTCATGCCGCCATCTCCCCCAGCCATTTCGAGTACCACTGCTCAGTCGGACGGTAGCCCATCGCGAGAAAGAGCCGCCCGCAGTCCCTATGGACGCGGCTGCCGACATTGACCCGCCTCACGCCGCGCCGCCGCAGCTCCTTCTCGTGGGTGCGGAAGAGCCGCAGGCCGCCCATTCTTCCCCGCACCTCGGGCGCGACCCAGAAGATGTCCATCCACGCCTCGAGCGCGGTTCTGTGCTGCATGCTGTCGGTGACGAACATGATCGAGTAGCCGACGAGTCTCCCCTCCTCGCGCACCGTCACCAGAGAGACGACGCCGGCCCGGTCGAGGTCGCTGTAGCGCTGCCAATGCGGTTCCAGCGGCAGCCGCTCCTTGTCGAGCGCGAGCTCCTCCCAGTGCCGCGGCAAGAGCATCGCCGCCTCCTCGCGGAAGGGTGCCAAGGGCTCGACGGCAAAGGCGAGCCCGGTCACGGTATCGGGATCCCGGCGTTGGTGAGCGCCTGCTCGAGCGCAGTGATGCGTTGAAAGAGCCCCCAGAGAAAGCGGAAGGAAACGGGCGCCAGGACGCCCGTCGTCGGGTTGACGAAGGGCGGCTCGACCGGGCTGATCATGCCCTGCGTCGCGTACTGGCCTTGCGGCATCGGCACCCGCGGCACGGTGCGCCGCGGCGGGACGTTGCGCTGCTGGGGAACAGGACTACTCATCGTCCCAGTTCCCTTGCATGACGACATTGCCGTTCGCCTCGATCATGCGCCAATAGTCGGCTTCCTCCGGTCGCTTATCGAGTGTAGCCCCGCGGTAAAGATGCCGGATGAGCGCCTCAGGTGCGGGCCAATTCGCGATGCGCTCGCCATTAGCGACCGCGTCGCAGGTTTCCGGCATCGTTCCCTTGTAGAAGCACAATCTCGCCTGGCTTCCGGCATAGCGCACAGTCTCGGCCTCAAGGCGGTTCACCAGCGATCTCGAGATCTGTATCATGTCGCCTCCGGGATGCCGTCGCTGTAGGCGCCGTTCAAGGCAAATTCGCCCTCGCCCGACCAGATCGCCGAATAGACTCGGTCGCGCCCGTAGCCGAGCCGGCGCCAGAGGTATTGCCCGTTGGTCTGGTTGTTGACGGTCTGCGGCACCTGCGCGCCAAAAGTCTGTCCGGCGTCGTCCGACCACTGCAGAATGACCGTGTCGGGGGTCATCTGCGCCCCGGTCATGCTGAGCGCAAACCTGGTGTAAGCAATCCTCTGCCCGTCCTGCTGCTGGTGCATCCAGGTGCGCTGGCGCACGATCGGCGTCCCGTTGTCGGTATAGGCGTTGCGGTCCACCTGGAGGATGCGCGGGCCGGTGCGATCGCCGGCAATGACGGCGTTGGGGTAGCCGACGCCGGCAACCGAGCCCCAGCCGCACATGCAGTAGGGGAGCCACGGCGTCGTCAGGTCGCCAAAGGTGCGCTTGTGCCAGAGCTGCGTCGAGGCGTCGTAGGCCCACCAGGCATTGCCGGAAGGGAAATAGAGCCCCACCACCTCGTGCCCGCCGATCTGGTAAGCCATGCCGATGGCGTCGTAGAGGTTCGAATATTTCGACCACTCGTCCTCGACCGCGAAGGTCGAGACCCGGCGCGCGGAATAGCCCTCGCCGCGCATCAGCATGTTGCGCCCGTAGCGGTCCTGGGAGAGCCAGTAGAGCGCATTGTCGACGACGACGACGCTGTAAGGCGCGATGCAGCCCTGCTGCAGGATCGAGTTCGGCATCCGCGCAAAGGGGAAGGTTGCTCCGCCGGCATTGAACCAGACCTCGGCTGTGGTGTTGCCGAGGAGCCAGATGTTGTCGTGGAGACACGCAGCGCAGACGAGGAGGTCGTTCCAGCCCTCTTTTGCAGCGAAGTAGGTGGCATCCAGCGGCAGCAGTTGGTTGCTGAGCGTCGTGTAGAAAATGGCCGATTGGGGCTGGTTGAAAATCATGAACGTGTCGATGTAGTCGACGCGGGTCGAACCGAGCCAGGCCGGGTCGGTGTTCATCGTTAAAAGGCTATTTGCGGTGAGCGCGGCGATCGGCGCGTAGTAGCCGCTGCCCGAGCCGCCGCCGACAATGACGACGTCGGTCTGGTTGTCGCAGATCGAGACGGGGCCGCCGGCATCGCCGCTGTCGATGATGCCGAGCGTTACCGGGGGCTGGCTCGGCCCCTGCCACGAGATGACGGTATTGCCGATGACGACGATGATGGCGCCGTTCGAGCACTCGTAGATCCCGCGCACAAAACCATCGATCTGCCCGCTATAATCCGAGAGCACCGTAAGGCCCGGCGCTGGGTATCCCGTTACAGGAAAGGGTGCATCAGGAGGATTTTGCTCAAAATACAAATTAATACAGACCTGAGCATTTGCTATAGGGCTTCTAGCATTGTATGAGCCTTGATGGATCGGGAGTTTCACTTGTAAATCTCCCGTTTATACGCTTTGGAACGCCCTTCCATTGTGAAACTGGACGTCGATTTCTTGCCTGTTCCGACATTGGCACCCAAGCGCAATTGCCGGGCTCGTAATTCCCATTCACATCGATGCGGTCGATAGTCAAGCCGCGTTCCCAGGTTGGCCCCATATCCCGCCAGAACGCCTCGAAGCTGGCACTCCACTCGTCGCAGACACAGATTCCCCTGCCGCCATAGATTTCGTAATCCTTGTTGTTGGGATTGCTGCAACGCTGCCGTATTCGCGACCATGTATTGAATGCCGGATGTCGGCGCATTCCATGCGTCGTACGGCGCGCTTTGAAAGAAGCGGTCCTTTCGCAACCGCAAGTCGGGTACTTCTTCAGGTCGGAGTCCTGAACTGATTTTTCCGACCCGCAAACGCACCGACAAAACCATCTGCGACCGGCTAGGTGTCTGATAACCGTTCTTTTTCCGAACACCATACCGGTGAGGTCTTTGCGAGTTGCCATAAGTGGATTGTATCATGGCTGCGCATTCTCCAGCTTCATGATGCGCTCGAGCAGGTGCGCCGTGGTCGAAAGCGGCGTCCACTCGATTTCGTTGCGTTTGCGCGCATGGCCGGTGACCATGTCGCGCAGCACGCGCAATTCAGCCCGCACCGCGATGACCTGGGAGAGCAGCATATGTTCTTTCTGAGCGAGCCTTTCGAGATTGGCGGCGACGACGGCAAAATCCTCCTGCGCGGCTGCGTCCGGCTGCTGCTCGAGCCGCCGCAGACGGCGATCGAGATCCTGGTGATCGATACCGAGCCCGGCGTGCGTCTCGTCGATGCGCCGGCAGGACGCCTCAAGTTGTTCTCGCAACTGGTTCACCAGCACGAGGACGCTCCCGAGATGGCTTAAGGGCGCCCACTCGCGTTCGTTCCTCTGCCGCGCGTGCATCGCGGTGAGGCTCTCGAGGTTAGCGATTCGTTCCCCCAGAACACGCAGCGACTGCTCGAGGCGGACATTGGCCGGATCGGGCATCAGCGCCCGGGTCATCGCCTGCTCGGCCATCTCGGCAACAACGGCAAAGTTGCCGTTGAGGTCGCTGGCCCCGAGACCATCGCCCTTATTCCACCTCTTGAGGCTATAGCCGTTAATGTGCGACATTATCCACCAAGTTGGATAACGGGAACTCCGGCATTTATTTCCGGATAGTTAAAGCCGCCCATCGGATTTCTGAGCCGTCCGCGTGCCCTAAGCGCACTCGGCATGCGCGCCGGCTCGATGGCGAAGTTGGTCTGCCGCAGGGTGTTGAGGGAGCTGCGTGCAGCGGCCTGGAGCGAGGGGTCGGGCGGCAGCTTGAAGTTGATCGCCGTCAGCATCGCCAGGTTGTACATCAGCGCGAGCTGGGTCTCGGCGGGCAACACCTCATCCAGTTCCTGGGATTGACTGCCCTCGACGCTAAAGTCGATCGCGGTCTGCCAGGCGATGTAGAGACTGAAAAACGTCTGGATCGGGATCGGCCAGATGTAGAGCGTCGCATTCGGTATGGTCGGGTCGAAATAGACGTTGATCGGCCAGGATTGCAGGCTTTTCAAGGAGATGCTGTCGTATTGCTGACGGCTTCCTAAAATGCGCATGGGAAAATCGATGGGGAAGGTCGAGGGCGACGACCCGAAATTCTGCCGCAGAAAGCAGGATTGAATATTCGCCGGGCGGAAATCCCCATCGGTGACGAAATCCGGCGCCGGGGTCGAACCTGCCGGGCCGACGAGGTAGGACTGTTTCCCCACCTCGAGCGGCACGATGTCGAAGTTGAGCCGGTAAACGAGCCAGCGTTTCTGCCGCCACTGCTGCACCATCAGCTGCAGCAGGTTCTGCGTGTCGGTCAGGTCCTGCGGCAGCGGAACCTGGCCGACGCCCAAGATGCCTGCCGAGCGCATCGACAGGCTGACGAGGTCCTGGACGAGCAAAGCACGGAACCTCGGCTAACGGTGCCGCCTCATATGCGGCTCGGCGTCCTGGATGCGGCGCTGGGCGCCGTCCCAGCCCTCGCGCGTGCCGCCGGTGCGCTCGAAGGCGCCCTGCGGGGATGGCGGTCGGTCAAGGTCGCGCGCACCCGGCATGCCCTCGTGGCCCGGGCCGGCGTCGTAGCGCCCGCCGCCGCGGCGCTCGTCTTCCCAGCGCTCGGTGTAGGGGTCTCTGCCCGTGGCCGTGCTGTGGTCGCCGCGGCGCATGCTCTCGTGCCTGCCGGCGTGCCGCTCGCCCAAGGAGCCGCGGCTACGCCCGCCGCCCTCGTGACGCCCGCGGTCCATCTCGTCGCGTCTTCCGCCTCGTGCCATTACCGTCTCCTTCGTGTTCCGAGCCCGCGCTCGTCGAGTACCTCGTTAAGCACGCTTCGGATGAGCTGCGCCATCGGGTCGCCGCCGCTGAGCGTGGGAGCCGGCGTCGGCTTCTGCCGCTGGTGGATCTCGGCGGGCTCGGTGTCCCAGCCGCTGCCCATCAGCCCGTCGTGCTCCTCCGGCGTATCAACCGTAATCATACGCCCATCGGCGTGATAGAGCATCCGCGGGTAGTCAGCTCGCCCTGCATTTCCCGGTCTTGCCTCTGCCATAAGTACTCCCAAGCATTTACAAGATGTCGGCGACCTTCACGCACCATTCTGGCCGGATCATCAGCGAGCCAAAGAGGATGTCGAGGCGGGTGATGAACTGGTCCGATAACACGGCATAATCGGTGATCATGCGCAGCGAGATACCGTCGTAGGTTTCGCGCGCAGCTTCATGCACTCCTCTTGGCAGCTCGAGCTCGGCGGTCGCCAGGGTCACGGCCTCGCTGTAGTACGCAAAATTGCTGCGGTACTGCGACGCCGCGTGCGTCGCGAAGGTGATCGCAGCGCCGTTCGCCGGGCTGGCGTTGACCGTCTGGAAGGGCTGCTGCACGCCGCCCGAGCCAAAGGGGATGATCGGCGGATAGATCGGGATGACGGTCGCCCCGGCGTTGACCGGCGCGGTCACGACAAACTGCGCCGGGTTGCCGTTGACCGTCTTGGTCACGCGGTTGACCGAGCTGACGCCCGCGATCGAAAAGATGTCGCCGGTATTTAATGGCCCGGCGAGCGCCGAGACGGTCAAGGCGCTCCCGGTCTGGTTGGCGCCTGCGACAGTCGGCGGCGCACCGTAAGCACCCGTAGTGTGGATGATGACGGTCTGGTCCATACCCCAGTCGAAACCGAGCGTGTCCACGGTGATCGTGCCGCGGATGTACTGGTCGCTGATCTTCACCTGCGGGTTAAAGAGGCCCATCAGCGAAGTGACGGTGCGGGCCTGGGTTAACGGGTCCATCACGATGAACCTGTCGTTGCGCGGGCTGCCGTTCTGGTCAAGGAGCGCGCCCGCGGCGAGCCAGGTGCCGGCGGAGGGCGAGATCATGTTGCCGCTGGTGTCGGTGTTCTGGACGATGTTACTGGCCTGCTCGATGTTGAGCATGATCGCGGTCGCGACGCCGCCGGCCAGGACGTTGACCGCAGGCGCCAGGATGCGCTGAGAGTAATCGTCCAGCGACAGTGCGCGCTCGGCGCTCGAGAACGAGACATCGACGCCCATCTGGGTTGCCAGCACCAGCGTCGTGTTCTGTTCGTTGGTGCCTTGAGGTACTGCGGTCGGGCCGTTGCGCAGCGTATAATCATTCGGAAGACGAATGCGGAGCTGCTGACCTATTTTTGCTCCGGCTCGACCAAACTCTTCATCGAATTGTCTTCCGATCGTGCGGAGAAACCAGTTGCTATTCCTGAATAGTCTTACGGCTTCTCGCGTGATCATGTCGATGGTAAGGAGGGCGTTCGCCAAGGGACATCTCCCGGCGCCCGTGCGCAGGGAGTGCGTCTCTGGTTGCGCATCTGGGCGCAGCAGCTCGAGGTTGCTGGGACAGATGCCGCTGCCGATTTCGGCTATGCTTTCGGCGAAACAGCCCGTTAAGCCAGGGCTGACCGGCGCGACGCGTTAAGCCAGCGTCGATCGGCGCATCGCGTGGTTACGCGAAGGCATGCAGATATGACACAGTGTGATATCGAAGTCTAGCGCGCAGCGCATGTGCCTTCAGAGCGCGATCTTCGAGCGCCTGGCCTCGCGGTCGCGCCTGCGGATGAACTCCGCCATCGAGAGTTTCGGGTCGTCGAGCGAGAGCTCGCGGCGCGCTGCGGTGCCGCCGACCGGGCGATGCGGCTCGGGGGCTCGGCTGACCGGCGGCGGCAGGTTGCGCAACTGCTCCGCCTGGGTCACGGGCGGTGCTGCGCCGTTCCCCTGCGACATCCGGGTCAAGGCGATCGTGCGCTGGTCGTGCGGCAGGCGCAGGATGCGCGCGGCGTTGTCGAGGTCGGAGGCGAGCTCGCGGTAGATCCGGTGCCCGTCCGGCAATTCGGTGAGGGTAAAGAGCGCGTCGGGCGTCCCGCCCCAGCCGACCGCGTCGAGCGCGGCCTTGGCTTCCTGCATCTCGGCGCTGCCGTAATCGCCGACGCCCTTCTCCCAGAGCCCGTTGCACCTCTGCGCGAAATCGTATTCGGCCTGCTGCGCCTGGAAGCGCTGGTAGGCGCGCTCCTCGCTCTCGTTGCCGGGCTGCGGGCGCTGCGGCTGCTGGCTCTGGCGGAAGCGGGCCTCGGCCTCGCGGGCGCGCTGCTCGGCCTCGTATTTCTCGCGGGTGAGCCGGCGGATGCGCTGCTCGGCGCCACGCTCGGCCTCGGTCGGCTCGGGCGCCGGCTCGTCGTTCGCCGGCTCGGGGAGCCGGTCGTTAGATGGCTCGGGCAGGCGGTCATTGGCCGGCGGCTCGCGCTGGGGCTCGGGCGCCGCCGGCTCGGTGACCGGCTCGCGCGGCTCGGCAGCAGCCGCACTGCCGCCCGGCTCGGTCGAATCGCTGCGTATCCTACTCGACATTGCCTCCTCCGCGGAAAGGCCCGGGCAGGCTATCCTCGTGCTCGTCGGTCCATTCGGTCGGATAGCTCTCGCTGCCGGGCAGCCCGTATTTGGCCTGGATATAGCGCTCCCGCGTCATCGGCCCGCCATTGGCGAGCATGGTATCGACGACGGGGTCCATGTCTGCTTCTTTCGCCCAGTCGATCGCTGGTTGGTCGGCCATCTCTTCACTCCTCCTCGTCCGAGGCAACACCGCTCCACCAATCGGGGTCTTTAATGCCGCCCGCCGTCCGCATGATGATCTCGCGGGCGTGCTGCGGAGACATAAAACCATGGCGCACGGCATAATGTGCCCCGTGCGCTACCTGGCCGACCTCGTGCAGTGGATTACCCGCATTATCCGTCTTTTTGTGTTGTTTTGCAAAGAGGTTACGCACTCCCTCCCATGTGACACTTTGCACCTGGTTGGGCAGGTATTCGATGCGCCGGGTGTCCTTTGCGATGTCCTTTGCCGCGCGCCTGCCGGCATCGGCGTGGAGGCCGTAGAGCCCGGTCGAGCCGGTCGCGGCGACCTTGGGCGCGGTCTGCATCCCCTGGGTCACGATCGGGTGATTGCTGCCGAGCGGATGCAGCATCGTCGCGTTGATGTGGTGCGTATCGCCGGTAAAGTCGGCGTGTTCCCACGGCATATACGCCGCGGCGTCGGGGCTCACGATGTTGTTGTAGAAGTTTCTGACCTTGTGCGCGCCGCCGAGGCTTCTCGAGATCGTGCCGAGGTCGTCGTGCTGCAGGATGCGCATCGCTTTTGCGATGTTGTCGAAGGACTGCCACTTCATCTGCTTGTCGTCGCCGGCTTTGGTCTTCGCCCGGATGCGGTCGCCCGAGGGCGAAAAGATGTCGTATTTGCGCCAATCCGGGTTGTGCATCTCGTCGTAAGCGCGGGCGAACATCGCGCGCTGCATCGGGTGCCGGAGGTCGGCGAGGCGCATGCCGGGCTGCATCGCCGGGAATTGTTCGCCGCTCGCCTGGTGCGTGCCGCCATTGGCCCAGATCCCGAGTTCCGGGTTGGCTTTGACAAAACCTTCGATGCGCTCGCGCATCTTGGGGCTGACCTTCAATTCCGCCTCGGCGAGGTGCATCGGCGCCAGGCGCTCGGCCATCGTCGCGTTCTGGTTCCAATCGGTCGAGGGGCTGAGAGCGGCGAGCGCGCCCGCGGCCTGGCGGGTCGAGATCCTGCCGCCGGAGCTGTCGGCGATTTTGTGCGCGAGCCCGTTGGCGCCGCGGCGATACCAATCGGCGGCGAGCGGTGCCCACGGGCGCTGCATCGCGTTGTCCCAGAGAAAGCGCAGATTGTCGCGCCCGTGCTCGATAAAACGCTCGAGCACGGCGGGGTCGCTGAGCCCGTGGGCGTTGACAAAGCCGTATCGGTCGCGGATGGCCTGCGCCGCCGTTGCCATCCCCTTCGCCACGCGCCCGCGTCCGGCCTCCAGCCCCTCGCTGCCGGCGTGGCGCTGCCAGAAGCCCTCGGGGATCATCGTATGGCGCCCGATGGAGAGCGCCCGGTCGCCGGTAAGGCTGTGCGGGTCGAAGGGGAGGCCCGCTGCCGTGGGGATGCGGGTCGAGACCCGGTCATGCAGCCCCTCGGGCGAAAACTGCCGGATCGGCGCCAAAGGCACCTGCGGCGCCGCTGGAGGCGCGCTGGTGAGCGGATTGGGAATTCTTAGGGCAGACACCGGCAATTGCCTTCCGCTCATCACGGAGGCTCCTGGGGCTCCGCTGAAGCGGTTCGGCCCCTGGGTCGGGCGGTAGAGCGGGTTAGTGCCGGGAAGGTTAGAGGCCATCGACGCTCTCCAACAGGTCGCTTACCTGCTCGAGCTTGATCTTGAGCGCGCGCAGGTGCTTTGGCGGGAAGCGGTCGAGCAGCTCGATGATCTGGCGGTTTGGCACGTCGCCGTCATAGGCCTGGGAGCCGAGCGCGACCATCATCAGCATGACCGAGGCCTCCTCCTTCGCGAGGTTGAGGCGGATGCCGGTATCGGTTTCAGACATTGCTTAGCCCCGGCTCGCTGCCGAGCAACTGGTGCAGCAGCATCGGGTTGTTGGCGATGTCCTGGTTGCCGAGGAAGTACCCGGCGAGCGCATTCCCGGGATCGGCCTCGGAAAGCGTCGGCACGCTGAAGGGCGCGAGCAGCGGGTTCGGCATCGGCGCGCTGACGCCCGGCGGTGCGTTGCCGAAAGGGCTCGTCGGCATCCCGGCGCCGAGCGTCAGGCTGCGGGCCTGCTGCCAGGCCGCCTGCTTTGCCGCGGCCATCTGCTCGAGCTGCTGGCGCCATTGCCGCTGGTAGCTCTGCTGCGGGTTCTGGCTCTGGTCGGGGGTCATGGCACGGCCCCCCCGGTGCCGTACATCGGGCTGCGGCCCATCAGCAATTGCCAGATCGGCGTCTGGCCGTTGGCCGCGGCGACCCAGCCCTGCGGGTTCTGCAGCGCCTGCAGGTACGCCATCATCTGCGCCTGCTGCTGCGGGTTGACGGCGCTGTTGCCGCCCGCCATCAGCGGGTTGGCGAGCTGCATGCCGCCCTGCGGCATCTGCGCCGGGTTCATCTGCCCCCGCATATTGGGCCGGGCGCCCAGCGTCATCGCCGGCTGCAGCGGGCCGCCGGGCATCGATGTGACCGGCCCCATGCCGCCCTGGCTCATCAGCATCTGCATCAGGTATTGCTGCTGCTGCGGCGTCAGCTGGTCCCACATCACCGCGCCCCCAAATCCGAGATAGTCACGAGCGTGCGCTCGGGATCGCTGTTGCCGCCGACCAGCACCAGCGTCGTCGTCGTCAGGTTGCGGATCTGCGCGGCGATCGTCGGGCTGGTGCCGCTGACATCGACATCGAAGGTGATCGAAAACCCGTTGCAGACCGGGATGCCCCCGCCGCTGTCGACCGTGTAGGTGAAGACGTTCTGCACCTGGGTCCCGGGCGT